CTAAATGGGACGGTGGTGGCAACAGAGCCCTGACCCATTACCGAAGCTGGCAGGCTAGTCGTGTAAGATGAGTCCTCTAAGAGGAGGCCACGATGCCTGAATCAGAAGTAATAAAGGTGTGCGACTGTCACGCTTTACGGGTATGCCCAACCCGTTGGATGGGGGGGACTGATGAGCGGTCCACAATTCGTATCACTCTCAAGGACGGCAGGAGATGCTGGGTCACCCCCGACGGTATGGCTCACTACACGCTCGCCGATGCTCAAACCAGATTGAAGAAGATGAGGCACCGATATGTGCCCGAACAAGAGCTTGGAGGTGAAGGGTGAGCAGAGGACGGAAACCATCCTATCTACCGATATGTGGGGGGGTCTGCGACGGCTACAGAAAGAACCGTTGCATAGAATGCACCTCGTACCATCGGCGTATCGGTGCGGGGGGGAGCGCCTCCCGCGGAATCAACATCAAGGAAGAACCGGCGCTGTCTCAGATTGATGTGATTAGAGCGAACCCGCATCTAGCGTGGACTGACAATCAGAAACGTAGAGCAGGACTCGTCGTATGAGTAGCGACCAAGAAAAGCAGGATCTGCTACTCGCTTTGTGCGATGACGTACATGACGGGATTCACATGATGCGACACATGGCTGAGTTCTTCACTGCTAAAGCTGACGACTGGACCGAAGCCCTAGCGGCTGTCATCTTGGCTGGTGCGGTTGATCCACACACAGGGCGCTGGGATGTCCCCGACAATGTGGTGCCATTGTTTCCTCTTGACGAATGAGTTGGGTAGCTATCTGGCTACTCATCGACATCGCTGGAGTGAACGCCTCAAGCCCTGACCACCTCGACATCGTTGAGGCTGCTAGTTCCTATGACTGGCCTGTGGTTGAAGCGTTGAGTGTTGCGTGGTGCGAGAGCCAGTTCAACCGGCACGCCTACAACGGATTCGATAGCGGAGCCTGGCAGATAAATCAGAAATGGTGGAAAGATATTTTCGGACGGAAGATGTGGGGGGGCCGTTTTCAGGCCCACATAAATGCTGAGATGGCGTACCATATATGGGGGGCTGGGGGGCGCTCGTTTCGGTGGTGGTCGTGTGGGTCCCACATGCGCCGTTAATCGTTCGCTATAATGAGATAGCGCGAGAGCGCGAGCCGCCCCGAGGGGGCGAGCTAGCAGCTAGCGTCAAGGAGACAGTATGCAAGCTTCAGCAACATGTCATAACTGTGGACGCACTGACGCGGTCAGTGTGTGGAAGAAAGACTGGGACAAATATATTGGTGGTGACCTCCTGCAGAACGTGTGGGGCCATTACGATCCTGACGAGCGAGAGATCCTTCGGGGTGCCAGAGCGGGCCATTATTTCTGTCCGCCCTGCTTCGATCTTATCCACAGCGAAGGTCTAGACGACCACTACCAGTGGTCCGAAGAAGATGAAGCGGATGCTCGACTGGCAGAGAACAAGGAAGAAGGACTGCCTCTATGGTATCGGTAACAGCACCCAAGCACGAGCACACCTTTCGACAGAGCTTCCTGAACCAATGGTTCCTCTGCCCTGAGTCAGCGCGCCGTCAGCACCTGGGGCTCATGCCTCCTGAAGTGAACAACAGCAACCTGGTGCGGGGGAATGCTGTTCATGCTGCTATCGAATGGTTCGGCAACGAATGGGGTGAGAGCAACAACCCGCCAGCGCTCGATGACCTACTCGATTACGGTGACAACGAGTTCGAACTATTTGGTGCGGGGGACGGGATAGTGTGGTTTCGCGATTCCGAGCTAGTGCGGGACACTGTGCGGGGGAACCTCGAAGCGTGGCACACCGAAGCTCTCCCAGCGCTCGCCTGTCCCAGTGCCGTTGAAGAGCACTTCAACAAGGTGCTATGGGTGGACAATGACAGGCTCATCCGTCTGTCAGGAACATGCGACTGGGTGCAGGACGACTGGCTTGTTGACTGGAAGAACCCGTCGAGGTCTCCACGGAAACAGGATATGTGGTTGCCGAAAAGATCGAACCTACAGTCCCACGTCTACTCGTGGGCGTTGGGAGTCCCCAACTTCTCCCTCTGCCACCTGTCTGCTCCAAATGTGGAGTGGAACCATATGGTGAGGGGGGCGTCGGACTACGACGCACTCATAGACCTCTGTCTTTCGATTGCCATTCAGATCGAAGCCAACCTACCATCCGCAGTAAAGCAGTGGGACTCGTGGTATTGTTCACCCAAGTGGTGCGGAGCCTGGGATACCTGCCGCGGCAAGTTCCTTGGCGACAACCCATTCTAGTCAGCCATCCACAAACGAATAGGAGTAAGCATGGCTAGTGATTACAACCCCGCAACGGGGATTGTGCAAACAGCCGCTCATGTAGCGGGCCGTATACACGCAGGTTCAGGTGATTTAGACGCCTGGTCTGCTTCGTTCCAGTTGGTGCTCTCCACCCTCCTCGAAGAGGTGCAAGATGCCAACACGAAAAGCCCTTCGGCTTCTTCGGGAAGCGTTCCCAGGTCTAGTGGTAACGCAACTCCGACGTTAGCTAGTCCCCCCAGTGGGGGAGGCTTGCTTGCCAACGATACGAAGCAAACAATGTGGGACTACCTTTGGATATTCCCGCAATCTGTGTTCGATAACTACGGCGACAGCCGAGCCAAGTCTGGTGGCGGTAAAGGACCAGACTTCAAGTTCCGCAACGATTGCGGTGAGGAACGGCTCATAGGGGAAGGCCTGTGGGCTGACAGTATGCCTACGGCTTTCCGCACCGACGAAGGCACCGTCGAGTTCCCTTCAACAAGCAAAGCTCTTGACGCTTTGCGGGAACGAATCAATTCGTGAGTGATGGGCCGACATTGCTAGGAGCCTCCCTTATCGAGTCTCTCATACAAGAGCGGCTTGATAATGCCCCAGGAAATCAGTCTCCAGGTCCTGAGGCATCTTCTGCGATGTCGGCCCTTCCTTCACTTATCGAACCAACCTCGACGGCAATCGACGGCTGGCTCGACTACTCAGAGAACCCCCAATCCCGATGGATGACTGGGTTCCAAAGACTTGACGTTCTTACCCGAGGACTTGGACGCGGAGAGATGATGCTCTGTGTGGGTCGCACCCACTCAGGTAAATCCCAATTCCTTTACCAAGCCATCGTTAACACTCTCATCAACCAAGACCATGCACGCATCCTGATTTTCTCTCCCGATGAGCCCAGAGAGCTTGTCGTAGCTAAAATCTATTCACTCATGTTCGGAGTCAACGGAGCCGAAGTTGAACGCTCCCTCCGCAACGGAGATCCCGAAGTAAAAAAACATTTACAAGAACTAGGGGAACCAGGCAACCTGTTCGACAGGCTCATCATCCATGATGGTTCCCCCAGCTTCCGCATCATGCACGACGTAATGTTCGAAGCCGAAGATTACTGGCAGACACCCACGACCATGGCAATGGTCGACTACCTAGAACTGTTGGTCCCAGATGCGAAAGAATCAGGAAGCCAAGCCGTCATCCGTCTGGCGCAAGCCTGTAAACGCTGGTGCAAAGAAGCCGACTTGCCTCTTGCAGTCGTTCACCAGTCAGGTCGAGCAAACGAGCGAGGAACCTCGGGAGGTATCTCTGTCGCTCGGTACGGTGGCGAACAAGAATCGCATCAAGTCATCGAGGTTTACCGACAACGAGACCGAAGGAATCTGACAGCGAACGAAGCATCATTTCATCGCAACTCAATAAACGTGAACCTCGTCAAGAACAAACGGCCACCCAACAGGCTCGAAGATCTGCTCTACTACATCGACGAGGACTGTGGGGCGATCTCCGAATACACCAGCGCACGAGAACCGTCATATGACCGCTGACGAAGAATACATAGCGAAGCTCTCATGGATGGCTCAAGGGGTGGAACGAGGATGGGCGGACCCTGCGGTGTGCTCCACGCATGACACCTACTTGACTCAGGAAGACTTCGACGAGTTCGATGAGGGAGCCGACCCCTGTGTTCTCGTTATGAGGGTGTATGACTGACGCCGATCTTGTCAGTAAGTTCGCTGGGCTTCACCAGGGCGGCGCAGTAGCTGATGTGGGCGACGGCCAAGTTCGTCCCCGTAAAGACGCTGCAGGGGCTCCTACGGGGGCCTCAGGGGCAGCCTGGTACGTCAACGTAGAAGCCCACCTGTTTGGTGAAGACCCTATCGGCGTGTATCCCCTCATGGGTGACCCAGCCACCCAAGTATGGTTCGGGGCGATTGACTGGGATATA